GTTGGGCCTCGGCGCTATGAGAAGCTACGAGAAGACCAGAGGCGTGAGCAGGGAGAAGTAATGACAAAACTAATTGAAATGCTAAAGCAGCACGAGGGTGTGCGTAGTCATGTATACCTGTGCTCCGCCGGGTATGAAACTTTAGGCGTCGGGAGAAATATCAGCGACTCTGGCCTTGGGCTTTCTGACGATGAAATAGATTACCTTTTGAACAATGATATAGAGCGTGTCCGACAAGAGTTAACGGACACTTATTTCTGGTTCCCTGCCCTTAACGAAGCGCGTCAGGATGCCATGATCGACATTAGTTTTAATCTAGGTCAGACAAGGTTGCGCGGGTTTGTTAAAGCGGTTGAGGCCATGTCTCGTGAGCAGTTTGACATTGCTGCTGATGAATTTATGGACAGCCGTTGGAGCCAACAGGTGGGCAATCGTGCCGTAGAGGTGACTGAGATGATCCGCACTGGTGAATATCAGCAATAACAATGTCTGAGTTATCGCTCAAAGATTTTGAGATCCTAAGTGAGCAGGATCAAAACGAGGCTCTGGCCCTACTGTCCCGCTACGATCAGATGGACAAGCAGGACAAATGCCAGAACGACTTCATTGGTTTTGTCCAGCATATGTGGCCTGAGTGCATACTTGGGCGGCACCATAAGATCATCGGTGAGAAGTTCAACAAGATCGCTCAGGGCAAGCTCAAGCGTCTGATCGTCTGTCTACCGCCTCGACACTCGAAGTCTGAGTTTGCCAGCACTTATTTCCCAAGCTGGATGATGGGCAGACGCCCAGACCTCAAGATCATCCAAACCACGCACACGGCTGAGTTGGCTGTACGATTTGGTCGTAAGGTAAGAAACCTTATTGACTCGGACGATTACTCGCAAATATTTCCAGACGTAAAGCTTCAATCAGATAACAAGTCAGCGGGTCGCTGGACAACGAACCACGAGGGCGAATCTTTCTATGCTGGTGTGGGTGGTGCAATCACGGGTCGTGGCGCTGACCTCTTAATCATTGACGATCCGCACTCTGAGCAAGACGCGCTGTCGCCCACGGCAATGGAGTCGGCTTATGACTGGTACACGTCTGGGCCGCGTCAACGTCTCCAGCCGGGCGGCATTATCATCATCGTAATGACCCGCTGGTCAACCAAAGACTTGGTTGGCAAGGTTCTAAAAAAACAGGGCGATGAACACGCAGATCAATGGGAGGTTGTTGAGTTTCCCGCAATTATGCCTGAGTCAGACACACCGCTCTGGCCTGAGTTCTGGAAGAAGGAAGAGCTTCTGTCTGTCAAGGCGTCGCTGCCGATTAGCAAGTGGAACAGCCAGTGGATGCAAAACCCTACGGCAGAGGCTGGCTCTATCGTAAAGCGCGAATGGTGGCGTCGGTGGGAGTATGAGCATGTGCCTGCTTATGAGTATGTGATTCAGTCTTACGACACCGCCTTCAGCAAGAAAGAAACCGCCGACTACAGCGCCATCACCACTTGGGCTATTTTTACGCCGCCAAACAGTGACGCTGAGCAGATCATATTGCTAGACGCAAAGCGTGTGCGACTGGACTTTCCTGAGCTTAAAAAGCTTGCCTACGAAGAGTACAAATACTGGGAGCCTGACTGCGTTTTGATAGAAGCCAAGGCTTCAGGCACACCGCTCACCCAAGAGTTGCGTCGCATGGGAATACCTGTTACCGCCTATACACCAAGCCGAGGTCAAGATAAGATTGCGCGGATGAATAGTGTTGCCCCGATATTTGAGTCGGGCATGGTGTGGGCACCAGACGAGGTCTTTGCCGACGAGGTCATAGAAGAAATGGCCTCGTTTCCATTTGGCGAGCACGATGACTATTGCGACAGCTCAACGATGGCGTTGATGCGTTTTAGGCAAGGCGGCTTCTTGGCCTTGGATAATGACTATCCTGAAGAGGCGGATTTTTTGAGGCGTGACAGACAGGTATATTACTAATGGCTATTGAAAAAAGCGGTTTAGGTACAGAAGACAATCCTGACGTTATGCCGATGGGCAACGCCATCGAGGTCGAGCCTGAGATGACCCTGAACGACGAGATCCGCAACGCCGCTGAGATATTGGTTACAGAAGAAGCCATCCTGATTGACGATGAAATCGATGCGCCAGAAGAGATGCCCATTGAAGCTGGCTTCAACGAAAACCTTGTAAACCTAATATCGGATAGCGATCTTTCAAAGCTCGCCAGCGAAATTATTGACTCAGTCAAGTCTGACAAAGAAAGCCGCTCAGAGTGGGAGAAGACCTACAAAGACGGGCTGAAGTATCTGGGCATGAAGTTTGATGATTCCAGAAGCCAACCCTTTGAAGGCTCTTCTGGCGTGATTCACCCGATACTGGCCGAGTCTGTCACTCAGTTTCAGGCGCAGGCGTACAAAGAATTGTTGCCAGCCAAAGGCCCAGTAAAGACTGAGGTGATTGGAAACCGCAACGCCGAGTCTGAGATGCAGGCTGAGCGCGTTCAAGACTTCATGAATTACTACATCATGAACATCATGCAAGAGTACGATCCTGAGTTGGATATGCTGTTGTTTTATTTGCCGCTGGCAGGCTCTGCATTTAAGAAGGTCTATTTTGACACTGGCGTAAGCCGCGCTATGAGCAAGTTTATCGCTCCAGAAGACTTGGTTGTGCCTTACGAGGCTACCGATTTGTTCACGGCTGAGCGTGTAACTCACGTTATTAGCATGAGCCGAAACGAGATCAAGAAGCAGCAGCTCAACGGTTTTTATGCAGATGTTGAGCTAAAAGGCGGCAGCGTTGCTGTTAACCGCAGCGAGATCGAAGAAGAGATTGATGAGATTGAGGGCATGGAGCCTGCCTATCAGGAAGACCGTGACCGCTCTGTTTTTGAAACCCACACGATACTAGACCTACCCGGCTTTGAAGACGTAGGCGAAGACGGTGAGCCTACAGGACTCAAGCTGCCTTACATCGTGACCGTCGATGAAAGCAGCCGCAAAGTTTTGCGTATCTCCCGAAACTATGTAGAGGGTGATCCGCTCAAGAGTAAGATTAACTTCTTTGTTCAGTATAAATTTTTGCCCGGCTTGGGGTTTTATGGATTGGGCCTAAGCCACATGATTGGCGGCATCTCAAAGTCAGCCACGTCTATCCTGCGCCAGCTTATTGATGCAGGAACCTTGGCTAACCTGCCAGCAGGTTTCAAGGCTCGCGGTATGCGTATTCGTGACGAGGACAGCCCATTACAGCCGGGCGAGTTCCGCGACATCGATACCACTGGTGCGTCATTGCGCGAGAACCTGATACCGCTGCCGATCAAAGAACCTTCTAACGTGCTCATGCAGCTACTAGGGCTGCTTGTAGAGTCTGGTAAGCGGTTTGCCTCCATCGCTGACACAAACGTAGGTGATGTCAATCAAGCCATGCCTGTAGGCACTACGGTGGCTTTGTTGGAACGTGGCACCAAGGTTATGAGCGCAATCCACAAGCGATTGCATTACAGCCAAAGGTTAGAGTTTCAACTTCTGGCAAAGGTCTTTTCTGAGTATCTGCCCCAAAGCTACCCGTATATGTCAAAGAATGGCCCACAAGAGATTATGGGTCAGGACTTTGATGGTCGAGTGGACGTAATACCTGTATCTGATCCCAACATATTTAGCCAAAGCCAGCGCATTACTATGGCTCAAGAGCTGTTGCAGATGGTGCAGTCCAACCCTCAGATACACGGGCCAAACGGCATATACGAGGCTTACAGGCGGATGTACGCCGCACTGGGCGTAAACGACATTGATAGCTTGTTGACGCCTCCACCGCCTCCACAGCCACCTATGCCAATTGATGCTGGCATCGAGAACTCAGGCTTTTTGATGGGCCAGCCTGCTCAGGCGTTTGAACAGCAAAACCATCAGGCGCACATCGACGCTCATAGGTCGTTGTTCCTGACCGATGTGGTAAAGCAGAACCCTCAGCTACAGGGCATGATCATTGGTCATATGATGCAGCACCTACAGTTCATGGCTGGGCAGATGGTTCAAAACCAGTTACCGCCAGAGGTGCAGCAGCAGATGCAGGAGGTGCAGCAGGCTCAGCAATCGGGTCAGGTGCCGCCTGATCAGTTGCAGCAGATGAGCAGTCAAATGCAGATGGCTATCGAAAAGTTTTCTTCTCCAGTCTTGGCTCAACTTACCCAAGAGCTGCTTGAGTCAATCGGTCAGGGTGATGAGACTGATCCGCTCGTGCAGATTCGTGAGCAAGAGTTGGCGCTTAAAGAAAAAGAAATTGATGCTGATAATCAGCAGTTTGAGTCGAAGCAGCAACAGCGGCTTCAAGAAAAACTATTGGAAAATGAGATTGCGAAACAACGGCTAGGCGTCCAGAAAGACGTAGCTGACGATAAGCTCGATGTGGCTATCCGCCGCCTTGATCAACAGGCGGAGCTAAAGCTGCTCGACATGCAAAACAAAAATATGGGAGGCCGATAATGGCAACAGTTACTTCATCTACTAGCTATGTGCGTGATCGCGTAGACGGGTTACGCAAGCAGAAACAATTAATGCGCGAGGTTGAGCAAGCCTTAGCAGCAAAGCAGGCGGCTGAGAAAGAAGAAAAAAAGCGCCTGAGTGATCACAGAATTGCCACTAAGCTGGCTCGAATCAACGGTACTGACGCTCCTGCGCCAATAGAAGCCCCTGCGCCAGTAGAAGCGCCAGCGCCAGTCGTTGAAAGCACTCCAACTCCAAAAGTAGAAGAGGCTCCAGCGAAGCCAAAGAAGGTTACGGCTAAAAAAACACCCAAGCCAAAGAAAGCGCCTGCAAAGAAAACCACTCCAAAAGGGACTAAGAAATGAAAATCAAAGATATGAGCCGAGTTGAGAAGGTTGATTCTCCAAAGGAAAACATCAAATCTGGCCCTACATCGCCAGAGCTGATTCGCCGCACTATGGGCGGCAAGATCAAAGTCATCAAGGCCCGTGGAGCTGGCGCGGCAACTCGTGGGTTTGATTTTCACGAGAAAGTTTAGTGGATGATATTGACCTTGGATCGCGCCTGAAAAGAGTCATGGCTGAGCGGAAAGAGCTTATACGCGAGGTCATGATGGAAGGTATGTTAAAAGATATAGAACATTATAAAAGTTTGCAGGGCGAGTTAACTGTTATAAACTTGGTCGAGGAAACCATCAAAGAGTTCTATAAGGAAATCTAAATTGACTACGCCTACGACTGAAGCCGCTTACGTTACAAACGAAGAGCGTGTTCTCGACCCAACCCTGCTTGATAAATCCGCGCTGGAGCGGATGCCAGACCCATCGGGCTGGAGGATGCTAGTTTTACCCTACAAAGGCAAGGCTCAGACAGATGGCGGCATCCATCTCTTAAAAGAAACCATAGACCGAGATGCGCTTGCCACGGTTGTGGCTTACGTTGTCAAGATGGGGCCGCTTTGTTATGCCGACACCGAAAAGTTTGGCGACACCCCTTGGTGCAAAGAAAGACAGTGGGTTCTAATTGGCCGTTATTCAGGCGCTCGTTTCAAGCTTGAAGACGGTGGAGAGGTCAGAATGATCAATGACGATGAAGTTATTGGCACCATCCTTAACCCTGATGACATAGTGAGTTTCACATGATTGAGAATCAAAACGCAGAGCAAGAAGTCTTTGAAGAAGAGCAGGTTGAGATTGAGGTCACAGAAGACGTTGTAGAGTCGGAGGATTCTGGTGACGAGCTTGAGAACTACACCAAGTCAGTTTCCAAGCGCATCAACAAGCTAAACCAAAAGAATCGAGAGGCGGAGCAAAGGGCGCAGCAATTAGAGCAGATTGCGCTGCAAAAAGAGGCCGAGCTTCAGCAGTATCGGCAGTATAGCGCCCAGCAATCAAACGCGGTTTTAGCCAAAGAAGAAGAGGCTTTGGTGTCTAAAGAGGCCCAGATTGATGACGTTTATCGCAAGGCCGTTGAGTCTGGCGATGCCGACCTGATCACCAAGGCCAACAAACTTCAGAACGACATTTCTATTCAGAAAGAAAAGCTTCGAGTAGCCAAGAACAGGCAGCAACAGCAAGCCGCCCAGCAAGAGCAGTATTTCTCTCAGGGCAATGAGCGCGTTGTGCAGCAGCAAGAGTCTCAGCAAGCCGAGCAAGAGGTTCAGCCCACCGAAGACGCCTTAGAGTGGCATTCTCGAAACGAGTGGTATGGCGACAGCGAAAACGAAGACAACCTAAAGGCTACGCAGTACGCCTATTACGTTCACTACAACCTAGCCAATGAAGGCTTTGACGTAGGCTCAGATGAGTATTATCAAGAATTGGACAGCCGTGTCGGTACGGTTTATCCTCACACAAGATCCGCTAATGGTGGGTCGAAGACCGTTAGAAGTGAAAAGCAACCCGCCGTGCAAAGAGTTGCTTCAGCCCCTCAAGGGGGTCGGTCACAAACACGAGGCAATAAGAATGGCGTAAGCTTTTCTAAGTCAGAACTAGAGCGACTCAGAAACTTGAAGCCGCATAACATGACTGAAGAGGCATGGTTGCAGCGGGTAGCGAAAGAGAAGCAGAAAATTGCATCAAGAGAGGCAAGCTAAAATGGCAGAAGCAAAAGCAAGCGCACGTTCTTCCCGTGATTCGCAGTCACACGATAATCAGACTCGCAGGAAACCGTGGCGTCCAGTACGCAGCCTAGAAACCCCTCCTCCACCCGAAGGTTATACCTACCGATGGATCAGGGAGTCTATGTTAGGACAAGAAGACCGAGCTAATGTCTCGCGTCGCATTCGAGAGGGTTGGGAGCTTGTAAGAGGCACCGATTTACCTCCAGAGTGGCGTTCTTTACCAACAATGGACAACGGGCGGCATGAGGGCGTGGTTTACAACGAAGGGTTGTTATTAGCGAAGATCCCTAACGAAACGGTAGAAGAGCGAAGAGCCTACTATAAGGCTAAGAGCCAAGAAGCCACTGATGCGTTGGACAATAATATGTTTAACGAAACCCGTGGCGATAGCCGTTATGTTAAATACGATCCTCAGCGCGATACCAACGTAACATTTGGACGTAGATAGAGGTAATTACAAATGGCGAATAAAGACGCTGCATTTGGAATGAAGCCAGTCAGAATGATTGGCGGCGCACCTTACACTGGCGGTCAGAGTCGATATCGTATTGCTGCGAACTATGGAACCTCCATATTTCAAGGCGACATGGTTGCTCAGGTCACTGGCGGTACGGTGGAAGTACACGCTGACGGAGGCACAGTGCCTGTAGTTGGCGTATTTAATGGTTGTCAGTACACTGATCCGACTTCTGGTGATCAAGTGTTTAGCAACTACTACCCTGCAAGCACGAATGCTTCAGACATCATCGCTTTCATCATTGATGATCCAGATGTTGTTTACGAGGTGCAGGCTGATGACACATTCCCAGTTACCGATCTGTTCGGCAACTTCGATATTGTCTATACCAGCGCGGGTAGCACATCGACTGGTATCTCAGGTGCTGAGCTGGACGTAACCACTGGTGCGACAGCAACAACCTTGCCTATCAAGGCGATTGATATTTCAGAAGATCCGAATAACTCGGACACAGGGGCTGCGAACACTAACGTGCTTGTGGTTATTCAAAACTCGGTATTCGGCGTCAAAGGCGCTGGCTTAGCGTAACAGGAGGCTAGAAAATGGCTATCTCAAGAGCACAACTAGCCAAAGAGCTAGAGCCGGGTCTGAACTCGCTTTTCGGCATGAGCTACGACTCATATGACCGCGAGTACGAAGAAATCTTTGCTATTGAAGACTCACAGCGAGCCTTTGAAGAAGAGGTTTTGATCACTGGTTTCGGTGGAGCGCCGACCAAGACGGAAGGCCAAGGCGTTGTTTTCGACAATGCTTCTGAGTCTTATACAGCTAGATATACGCACGACACTGTTGCGTTGGCTTTCGCGCTCACCGATGAAGCCGTAGAGGACAACCTTTACGACTCACTGGGCAAGCGATATGTGAAGGCTCTGGCCCGATCTATGGCTAACACCAA